ATTTTTTGATATGCAACTCTAGACTTGTGCGGCTTTGATAGCCTAGTCCTTATCCAGCAAGACTTGTTATATTTTTTAAATGATTTATTCAATTTACTCTCCGCTGATATTCACTATTTGCATTATCCTAGTGCACTATTTGCATCATTGCAACGTTTATTTGCAATGACAACCCAGTTGCAATATAATTGCGTAATATCTTAAATTTAAACGGTTGCTTATGTCTCAGTCTCACATCTCATTATTTGCTAATGTATCTAAGTCACAGATAAAAGAGACAGACACCCACTTTAATATTGAAGGTGTGCCTGTCACGGTCGATGACGCTGTTATGAATGGCATACATTACACAGCTAAAAATAATAAGTTAGGAATGCCCTCGATACGTGATCGCGTTGTCACTCTATCCCATCCAACCACCATTAATGGTTCAGGCGCTGACGCCTACGCTGGCGAATCTTTACAAAAGTTTTTTAGCGGTGGTTACATTGAAACCGTATACGCTGACAATGGCGTATGGAAAGTAAATATTTCAATTGATAAAGAAATATTGAAAGCTCAAGATAAAAAGCAAGAATCTAATTTTTACGAAAGCTTATCCGGCAATAAAGATATCGGTGTATCAACTGGATTATATAGCGAGATAGAGCCCTCAATCGGTAAAAATGCCGCTGGCGTTGAATATCAAGGCATTGCAACTAAACAACAATACAATCACTTAGCTATGCTTGATTCAAGTGAAGCGCCTGCCGGTGGTCAATCTACATTCATGCGATTTAATGCGGAGGCTCAAGATAAAATTATTGTTAACCTAGCTGAATACATGCCTGACTCTATCCCTGATACAATATTCAAAGTTGAGGATGTAGGCGACAAGCCAGAAGAAAAAGACGAATTTAACAGCCTTTTAGCTAAGTTACTTGCCTTGTTGGGCATTAGTAAACTGGCTGGAAATACAGAACCAAAACCACAACCAAAAGAAGAGGACACCGCGATGACTGCTGACATCAAGAAAAAAATGCAAGCTCTCAAAGATAACGGATCATATAAAGACAATATGACTGAAGACGAGATAAACAACGCATTTGAAAAAATGGGTAAAACAGATGATGCGGAAAAGGCTAAAGAAGTCGCGCAAAACTCTGCTTTATTAAATGCAATTCAAGCACTGACTGATAAAGTCACCGGGCTTGAATCTAAACTTAACGCAAAAGACGAATCTATTAAAAACGGTTTAGTCGATGAGCTTAAAGAATTAGACACTGGCTTAAGCGTTAACGCTTTAAATACGTTAGATGTCGAAGACCTTCAAGCCTTGCACAATAAAGCAACGGGTCAAACTTTTGCATTAAATGGCACTTTTAGACAATCACAAGAAGCTGTAGTTAATGACTACTCAGACAGCTTCCAAAACACGGGGGTTAAATAATGGCTAAGCGTAAGATTTATCTAGGCGCAATTAACAGCGGCTTAAATGGTCCATTGATTGCTGAAGGTTTAGCAGTTGACGCATTCACACCTGGTGAGCTATTGGTTCAAACCGCATCAGGTCTGGCAACGGCCTCAGCGGCTGCCACTGTTTTTGGTGCTCAATGCCTAATTGCTAAAGAAATATCAGAAAGCGAAGGCGGCACAATCGCAACAGCTTATACCATTGGTGATACTGCCTCGGCTATCGTAGCGCGATCAGGTGAGTTTTTAAATGTTGCAGTTGCGGCAGGAAATAACATTACATCAAAAGGCACTCCTTTATCGTCTAACGGTGATGGCACTTTGAAGATCGCAGTAACTCCGGCGACAGTGGGCGCAACATCAGAGCAGGTATTGTTTTTTGCTGATGAAATAATCAACACAGGTGCAGCAGTTGCACTTGTACAAGTACGCAAAGCGTAAGGGCATATAATGAGCATTCTTTTTAATGGCGCTTTGTACGCCAACGATTCAAGCGAAGGTCGCATAATGACCGCGCAAAAGAAAACAGCTATGGACATGCGTATTTCTGGTCATCAGTCACACACTGCCATGCTTTCAGCAACTAACGCAGCAAGAACACCTGCCGAAGCTTATCGCGAAATGGACGCAACGACCAAGATCGAACAAGTTCCCGCTGGCGAATTTGCTTTGTTATCTCGAGTTTTAGGTAAAGTTAAGCCGATCAACTTAGGCCGTAAACTTTATGAATATCGCAAATCTAGCGACATGAATAAAGGGCAGAGCTCAATGACTGGCAACATTGGTGTTAAGGGTGACAAGGTTGACTACGGTTATGGCGGCACAGTTGTTCCAATCCATGATAAAGGTTTTGAGATTGACTGGAGAGATCACACAGCTATGCAGGCCGAAGGGTTTGACGAGTTGGTTGATTATGCACGCGAAGCTGAACGCGGATTGATGCAGACCAAAAATGACTATTTATGGTCAGGTGATGCCAGTCTAGTATTTAAAGGTTCAAAATGGTTGGGCTTAAAAGCTGATCCGACCGTTGCCACCGCTACAATAGGTGTTAACCTTGCCGCGTCTGCTACTCCTGCTACTGATATTCGCGCCGAAGTTCAAAGAATACGTGATATTTTATACATCACTAACAATTGCACAAACCCGCTTGATTTAGTTATATCACGCGAAATTGCTAGCAACTGGGAGCGTCCATTTACTACTTCAGATGGAAGCTTTGGTACTATCGGTGACTACATAATGAAACTTCGTGGTATTAAAGAAATATACGAAGATTCCAATCTAGTTGGCGAGGAAATCAGCTTTTTATACAACGATCAAGCCGGTTTTCATGGTGTTTCAGGGATGGCTATTAATACTTACGCTATGCCTCGTTTATACCATAACAGTCCTTTTGCTTACACTAAATGGTGTGCCCTAGGTTTTGTTGCTAAACAAGACTTTAGTAATCGTAAATGCGCCCTTTACGCTACCACTTAGTAGGGGTTAGTTATGCCTTTAAAGAAAGTTTTAGTTATTAGTGGGGGTTGTTACGCTGTCAACGAAGACGGCGTTACAGTTGAGCTTGAGCAGGGGCAAGAGGCGTTAATTGAAGACGCTCAAGCCGCTGTATTTTTAAGGTCTAATAAAGCTCAATTAGTGGTCAATGTGCCAGTAGTTGAGAAACAGACACAGCAAAACAGAAAACACAAAAGATAGATTTATTCTATTTAATTAAATAGCCAGTCTTCGGGCTGGCTTTTTTATATAAGGCTTATAATGTCAGCAACATCAAGAAAAAGTATGTCGGGCAATATTGACGAGACATTGCTAAAAAATATCAGTCTTGATTCTTTTGGCGCTCAAGTTATTGACGTGGTTTTTTATGATAGTGCAGGCGCAGAAGTAACTCCAACCGGCGGTTTTTATTCAATTCAATATTCACCCAACAGTAAAATATGGTTAGATTTTGAGGGCGCGCAATTCCCAGCCCATTCAAGTCAAGCAGTTGAAGACTGGCAAGCTAGCGGCGTTATTGAACAGATTAGAGCAGTACCGACAGACATAATAGGGGCGCAAACATGGTCGGTTAAGTACCGGACACATGGTATAGGGATGCCCTCGCTAGTCGCTAATTCAATGACAGCTAATAGGTATTTTAGCGCGGTTAGTACTGTGCAGGTTAGCGGGTTTGATCACTCAGTTTTGCAGGGTAATGCGGTTAGCGTATCGTTTAAATTAAAAATATTAAAAAACAGCAGCGTAAGTGTAAAGCTTAGAAAAAATGCAAATTCTGTAATCACTTTTGCATCTGCTAGCGGTGTTTTTGTTAGTTATTCCGAGGGGACAGTGTCAGGTGAATTAATAGGGCTGGCTAGCGGTGCAAGGCTGAACACGCTTGAAGAGCTAAGGTTTCAATCTTCGTTTGAATTCTACAACGGGCCAGCGGTTGGGAATCTATCTATTACAAATAAAGATCGAATTGACTCTTTTTTTATTGCCAATGGGGGCGGAGTGGTACAATTAGAAAATGCAACAGACGAAAATATAGAAACGTTTTTTTCCTGCGGCGTTGTAAGCCTGTCAGCTCCTGTAGTGCCCTACATGCTGATTGCATCAACACAATTAACAGAAACTACATTAATGGAGACATACAATGGCACAAATTAACATACCAGGTAACGGCATTTGGTCAACAATGGCAGCCGCCTTAAATAGCATGTTCACAGAAGTTTACGGGCGCACAGGATGGGCTGATTACTCAGACGGCCTTTATACTCAAGCGTCGCCACTTGCTTTGGTCGCGGACGTTGCAACATTTTTGCCAAATGACAAAGCGATCACGTTAGAAAGTCAAAAGCCGACAGACATTGCCACCTTTTACGACGGCACAAAAATAATTGGGCGAGATGGCGACGGTATAGCGGTTACTGTTAATTTCACAGCAGTGCCAACGGTCACCGCATCTGATGAAGTTTTGGTGTGGGTTGATATTACGGCAGGCACGGGAACACCGGCAAAGCTGGCAAATATATTTAAAAATATAACATCTTTTAAGCAAGGTGTAGGGATTGAAAGGCCAATATCTTTAACGTTTAGCGGCTATACTGCAAGCACATGGGAAACCAACGGCGGTAGATTAAAAATACAATCAAATGGTGCTTGTAACATTTACGGCATATCATACACGATAACCAGAACACACAAGGCGCGATAATGGCGGTATTAATAACAGTTGCAGATGTAAAAGACTTTTGTGCTGAGGCTGTCAGCTTATCAGATGCGGCTATTCAGATTTACATTGATATGGTTGATCAAGCTAATACCTGTCTAGATTTAACGGTTACACCTGATGCCGTGCAGAAGTTTTTAAAACTTAACGCCGTGTGCCATTACATTACTAAATCCGGCGGCGGTCAGGTCAAATCAGAGGGTGATTTTGACGGGGCCAGTGTGTCATTTGAAACATATAAGAGCGAGGGTTACGGATTGACATCCACAACTTTTGGTCAAGCTGTTTTATCAACCGGTAATTCATGCTTTTTATTTATGGATACCCGCCCGAGCCGTTTTATGAAGTCGGTAGGACGATGAGCAGGATCAGAGGGCGGTTTTTAAAGGACAGCGTGACACGTTGGAGAACTAGCGCCTATAATGCTAATAACCCATATGCATCAACATGGGGTTCACCTATAACATTAAAGTGTAATTTTATGAGCGGCGGATCAATACAGCGTGATCCCGAGGGTTCAGATTTTCAACCGGCAACAACATACAGATGCAAATCAGGTGATGTTATAGTAGGTGACCGCGTTGTGCTGGGTGAATCAGTAGCGACCGAGCCACCAAACGACGCAGAAACAGTACGCAGCAAGAATGCAGGCACAACCCTGATCGGCTCTCCTGACATGACTTTTTACACGGGGTAAATTATGCCGTTTAAATCTGGTAAATCACCAAAAAATGTAGCCGAAAAAATAAACAAAAAGCTTGATCACATTGCTAATGAACAACTTGAAGAATCATTGACGGCTGTAATTTATGCAATCGGCGGCAGAGCTGACTTTTACGTACCTGTTGAAACTAACGCTCTAATGAATAGCCGTGAAACGCCTGTGGTTAAGCATAAAGACGGGTACAGGGCAACGCTGGGATATTATCAAGAGTATGCATTAGCGTTGCATGGAAGCGCAATATATACACCATTGTGGAAGCCGAAGCCAGTAGGCTCACCAGGTAAACCCAAGGGCGGATACAATCCAAGCGCAACCCCTAGATGGATTGATCGCGGCGTTGATGAAACAGACATAGATGGTATTTTTAGGGAGTCAATGGAAATATGAGCGCAACAAGCAGGCCAGTTGATTTAGTAAGAGATCACATCAGGAATAATATTCTTACAACTTATTCACCTGCGATCATGTGGGATGAGTCAGAACAGCCATTTACCGATCCAGCATCCAACATAATCCTTGCACGTCAAGAAGGGCGGCAGGTAAACGGGTTTATTAGAGTGCATGATGTACAAGTGTGGCTATTTTGCAAAGCAGGCGCAGACATAGGAGACGCTAACACACTGTTTAATGATGCTAATTTAGCGTGTGATTATATAATGTCGCTCAACCTTATTTTGACAGATGCAGAAAGCGGAAAAGCACCGCTAATTATTGAGCATGTTACAGGACCATATAAGACCAACGAAAATAGATATTTTTATCGGTTTACTGTGCGTGTTTTATCTTAATTTAATCGGTGTTATAATTAACAAAAATTTTAAACAAATAAACAATAGAGGATTAATATCATGAGTGTTGGAATCGGCGTAATTGGGCGGGAAGTCACATACACATTGGGCGGCGTTGCAGTACAAGGGCGTATGACCAAATCACTAGAATTAACAAACACTCGCGGCGAAACTGGCGACGAGTCGAGTTCAGGATATACCCAAGCATTAGCGAAGGCGCTAGAGAAAGCAGGTAGCGTAAGCATAGAAGGGTTGGTCAAAAACTATGAGTTATTCGCCAGTTACTTCACTAGTGACTCGCAGATATACGCCGTTGCTTTTACGTTCCCTGACGGATCAACTTTGTCATGGGACTTTTTTATGGATTCTTTAAGTTCTGGAATGCCATATAATGAGCTTTCAACTTTTAGCATGAGTCTTTCAAGCACTGGATCACCTACCTGGGTGAGCGGTACTTAATGTCGAACTTTCTTAATAAGTCGATCAACATAAAGTGGGGTGACAGCGAACATAAAATCGCTGTCACTAACGAGCTTTGCAACCATTTGGAATCAAACGGGATCAACCTGTTTAAAATGCAGATTGATTTATCTGAAGGTGGTACGCCTAAGTTTTTTTTGCTGGGAAACCTGATCACGCACCTTTTAAAATATGTCGGCATTAATGTGTCGCAAGATGATGTAATGATTAAGCTTACTCAAGAGCCAGAAAGTTCAATTTCATTTTATCAATTTGCGTTAACATTTATGTCTATGGTATTTCCAAAAGCGGATGAATCAGACGTGGGAAAGTCCAAGCCGGAGACGGCGAAGAACTAACCGAGTACCCCTGGCTTGATATGTACGACGCCTGTATGCGACTAGAGATGAATAGTGAGGCATACTGGAGAATGTCGCCTCAAGAATCGTATAGATGGCTTATAGCTAAATCGCCGCAGCTACAAATCGGTAATCTAGGCAAAAAAGACATTGAAAAAATGGCCGCTAACATTCGAAATAATGAGGATAAATACATCTAATGGCTGAGAAAGTTGGCGGTATAGAGTACACGATTGACGCAGATGCCAGCGGTGTAAAAACTGCTGGCCAGACTGTCACAGCATCAACTAACAAGATGGTTGATGATTTTGAAAAAGTAGACAAGCAGCAAGAAAAAAGCAGCGAAGCAAGCAAGCAAGCGACCACTGTAACTATAAAAGAAACAAAAGCACAGGTAAATGCTCGTGAAGTTGCGGCGCGAAAAATAATCAGGGCACAGGAAAAAGTAGCAAGAGAAATAAAAGAGCTTGCCGCAAAAAATCAACGGACCGCAGAAAAAACCGCTTCAGTTATTGAGAAAGAAGCAAAGGAACAGTCGGCAGCAGTCAAGCGCGAGGCTAGGGAGACAGCAAGAGTAGCAGCAGCAGAAGCAAAACGTCAATCTATAATAGTTCAGCGCGAAGCCAGAGAAACGGCTAGAGTTGCCGCAGCAGAAGCAAAAAGAAAAGCCAATGCGGTTGAACGAGCATTAAGGCAAGAAGCTACAGCACAAAAGCAGGCGGCAGATGCGGCAGCTAAAAACGTTGGGCAGGCTGGCCGGAGGGCTGGTATGGCAGGCGTGCAGATCGAACAGTTTGTAGGGTCGGTTCAAGGCGGACAGGACGCTATGCGAGCCTTTTCATTTCAAGCTACTGACATGGGTATTGTTTTAGGTGCTCCGCTTATTGGTGCGGCCATTGGTTTAACTACCGCACTGGTCAGCGCATTAATGCCTGCGCTGTTTAATTCAGGAAAAGAAGTTGACGCACTAAAAGAAAAGCTTATTGAACTTCAAGAAACTCAATTATTAACGGCTGATCAATCTGCTTTTTTAGCCGATCAAGAAAAGAAAAGCCAGAAAGAAAAAAAGAAGTCAATTGAGAAACTTGAAAAAGAAATCAAGGCAAAAGAGAAGTCCATTGCAACAGATAAAGCCAGTATTGACTCTGCTGGCAAATTACTTAGTTTACGCAAAGGGCAATCAGTAGCAGAGGAGAAATCACAGCTAAACAATTCAATCAAAAAGACATCTGAGGAGCTGCTAAAATTAAAAGCTACTTTGTCAATTGCTAATGATGAGTATGCTAATTCCTCTGTAAAATTAAAGGCTTATGATCTAGCGGCAAAAGGCAGTAATAAAAGGACAGGCGAACAAGCCGAGTCAATACAAGAATTGACATCTGCTTTATATGAACAAAATAGAATTACAGGTAAAGATGAGCGTCAACTTTTACAGATGACATTGTCACGAGCTAAGGCGACAGATGCCGAAAAAGATGCGATTTTATCAAGCTATGATTTAATTAAATCTAAAGAGGCTGCTATTGAAGCTACAAAAAAAGCAGCGGCTGGAGATGCTCAATTATTAACTACAATGATCGCTGTCCATACTGGCTATAAAAAGCAAAATGCACAACTTGAACTTAACAGCAAGCAGCTAGAGGAATACAACACAAGAAAAAGGCTAGGGCTGGGAATAGATGAACAAATACCCGCAGCAATTCAAGAAGAAATAAACAAACTTGAAGAATTGCGAGTAAAAAAATCCGAAATGATGGAACAGGATCAAACCAATAAAGTCATTGAGCAAGAATTTAAATCTATTCAGACTGAGCAAGGCGCACAGGGTGATCCTCTTACGGCTTTGGAGGATAAACTAACTGCTGAGCGTGAAATAATAAAGGCTCATACTGAAATTTTATTACAAGATGAGCAGTTAACACAAGACCAACGAAACGCAATAAAAAAACAGGGCGAAGACCTTACAACAAGCATTCAACAGCAAGCCGCTGACGGTAGAAAGAAAATAGAGGATGTTGAAAACAGAGGCAGATTAAACGCTGTGTCACAAACATTCGGCGCTATGTCTAGCCTGATGAATACTGAAAGCAAAAAACTGTTTGAAGTCGGCAAAGCGGCTGCCATTGCTGGGGCAATAGTTGACGGCTACGCGGCTGTATCGAAAACAATGGCTAGTGTACCTTTTCCGTTTAACGTGCCATTAGCCGCAGCGCAAGCCGCAGCATCAGCGGTGCAAGTACAAGGGATTGCAAAGCAGAAGATCGGCGGCGCTCAAAGCATGGGCGCTACTAGCTCTTTTTCCGGCGGTGCTGCTGTTACAAACACAGCGCCACAAAGCCAAGGCGGGACCAATGTAACCGTGTCAGGTATAAACCCTGGTGACATGTTTACAGGTCAGCAATTGATGGACACATTAAGATCGGTTGTGGGAGACGGCGCGGATGTATCATTTTTAGGTGGTGGATAAAATCCCCGTAAACAGTTAAAATGAAATAACAATAACAGAGGGCTTACAATGTCATTACCTACTCCAGCAACACCAGCAACATTAGCCGCGCCAGTCGCGATCACAGAATCAAGCGCGGGAGCAGTAGCCGTGCCGGTTGCAGTGACGCCGCTAGCAGTGGGCACAATACCAGCACCGAGCGCATAAAATGACAGCTTTAACTATTGATTTAAGCATTGTCGATGGCTCAAACACTACGTTTTGGCCTAACCCTACCTTGCCAATTGAAACACCTGTAAATGTTGCAAAATTGGCCGCAGGTGTTGTTAGTACGCCGTTTAACATTGCAGAATTAGCCGCTGGCCCTTTGTTGTCTCCTGCTGATATTGCAAAATTACAAGCTGGGGTGCTGTCTGCGCCTGCCGATATTGCAGAAGCGAACGCGGGATCATTGATTGCCCCCGCTGACATTTCAGAGTTATCCGCTGTTAATATAGCCGCGCCTGTTGATGTGTCAGAACTGGCCGCAGGTTCAATATTAACCCCAGTAAACATCCCAGAATTAGCACCGGAAGACATAGTTGCGCCCGTTAATATTGCCGAAATTAGCCCGGGATCATTACTTGTCCCTTTTGACATTGCAGAGCTGGCATTAGGGGCCATACTAGCACCGGCAAGCATTGCAGAATTAAGCGTGGCAGCAGTGTTAGTGCCCGTGGATGTCGCAGAGTTAGCGCCTGTTGATTTGTCTACGCCTGTAAATATTCCGGAAGTTGCCCCCGTAGCTTTATCTGTGCCTGCTGACATTCCAGAATTAGCAATTGTTAATATAAACACCCCAATTGACATAACTGAATTAGCGGCTCAAAACTTAACAACGCCGGTAGATATTTCAGAATTAACACCTGTAAATATAAGTTTACCTGTAAATATTTCAGAATTAGCGCCCGTAGCTTTATCTGTGCCCGTTGATATTTCAGAATTAGCACCCGTTGATATAGTTGAACCTGTTAACATTGCCGAAGTTAGTGCTGGAAATTTATCTATACCGGCAACAATAGCCGCGCAAGCACTTGATCCAGAAACTCCGCCTTTTTCGTTAAAGCATGCACGTATTTTATATATTAATGATTTGTTAGGCTCGACTGTTACGACCAGCGCAGGCACTAATGGAGGCTTAGTATTAATACCTAATACCGCTGACAGGTGGGCGATTACAGCAGGTGGGGCAATAACATTTACCTTACCTGTCGCCGTAGGTATAGATTCTGTTGCTATTGGGGCACATAATTTAGGCTCTACAGATCATGTGGTAAGTGTTGAATATTCAACATCAACCACCGGCACGTTTTCAACGTTTAAAACTGCGCAGACGCCAGCGGATGACACTGCCATAATGTTCCATAATGCCGTCTCTTTATCTGTTAGACGTTTAAAAATAACATGCACCGGCTCAGGCTCTGCTTTTGTCGGCTCAATTTACGCGGGTGTATCGCTACAAATGCAGCGTCCATTTTTTTCGGGTCATTCACCACTTCCATTATCTGCCAAAACAGTTAGATACAGCTCAATGACAGAGGGCGGAAATTTTGTAGGTGAACAGATTAGGCGGCTAGGCTTTAGGTCTTCAGCACCATTTAAAAATATAACTAATGATTGGTACAGAACGTATTTTCAGCCGTTTGTAATTCACGCGCGCACACTTCCTTTTTTCTTTGCATGGAATTTAGAGCAGTACCCAACTGATGTAGGTTACTGTAAAACAAGCGAAGATATTACCCCAACATACGGATCATTAGATATGTTTAATGTTAGTTTTGATATGGTAGGATTTGGTTAATGGCATTCGAAACAGAGCGTAAAAAATATGTCCGTGAACCTTTTAAATATTATGAGATCGCAGTAGGTGCAACGACTTATAAAATTTGTGAGAATGTCGGCCCTATTCCTGCCGGTCTTGACGTTATGCCACTTGTAAGTAGTGCAAGAAAAAGACCGCCAAGGGTTGCACTTGAAGGCGGGATCGGCGTTAGGGGGAGTATAAGCGTTGATTTTAATGAGGGTTTAGATTATAGATACTTCGGCACTGAATCGTCGCCCGTTAGATTTTGGATAAATTGGAGAGCCAGAAACGTAGGCTATGAGGGCGGAAGAATATCAGAGTTTAGTGGTTATATTGTAAACGGAGAATACAATGCAGTAAATTTTGAGCGTAGGGATTATGTGATTGAATCATTTAGTCACAGCGCCACAGGTGCAAGCATATCCGGCAAAGACACGCTAAAAATGATCAGCGGCGACAGAGCAAAAGCGCCTCGTAAATCATCGGGCATATTGTCTGCAGCGCTATTGATTGACGGCACTACTTTTAACTTAATACCCGCAGGTATAGGTAATTTAAAATACCCAGCAAGTGGCTGGATCAGGTTGGGTGACGAAGTTGTATCATTCACCAGATCAGCCGATGCGTTTACAGTAGTTAGAGCGCAATATAACACGATAGCAGAAGAGCACGGAATTAACGACTTAGCTCAATTGTGCTTGTATTATAGCGCCAACATTAGCGATATTTTATACGACTTATACACAGTTTACGCAGACGTCCCAGCTGCGCAAATTAACAAAGCTCAGTGGGATGATGAGATAGATTTAAACTTGCCTGGATTATATGAGACATTAATAACAGAGCCTGTTGGGGTTGACGTATTAGCAAAAGAGCTATGCAGCTCCGCGCCTCACTTTCAGTACTATGACGAGCGTATTAACAGTATTGTTTTGACAGCAATTAAAGCGCCGCCTAACGTGTCCCAGTGCTATACAGCAGAAGCAAATATACTGATGGCAAGCACACTGATAAAAGACGAGCCAGAAATGAGGGTAAGCACCGTAATAGTGCGATTTGGTCAGCGTGATCCTACAAAAAAACTAGATGACGTCAGTAATTACAAACAGGCGCAAGTCAGGATCACCCCGCTTTCAATTACAAAATACGGAGGCGTTGAAAAATACAAAGTTATCAATAGCCGCTGGATAAGTAACGGAAACCGAGCTGCAGCGATACGCGTGGCGGCTAGGATTGGTCGCAGGTTTGAGGAAATGCCGAGATCAATCAGTTACAATTTGGATTCAAGAGACGCAGACACATGGACAGGCCAATCTATGGCCATAAACTCAGATTTAACGCTAAGAAACTCAGCACCATATGATCGCTTTTGTATGCCTGTGCAAGTCTTGAGCGTTGGCGAATCAAAGGATTATCAATATCAAGCTTTAGAGTACACTTATGGCGCAGCACTTCCAGAGGACGAAGACAGCGATGATCCTAATTATCGGCCCGTTTACATATCCGGCCAAACGCTAAGAATTCAAGACGGCAGCGGCAATCCTCAAACGTTACTAGAAGCTTATGATTCAGTATGGCCGGATTTACTAGCAGGTTATAACGTTGTTTTTATATTTGATTTATCTTGTGTTGCAGGCTCTGATGACATTACGGAATACGCAGTTGAAACCAGCTCGGGAAATGAATTTTCAATATTAACAACGCCAATTCTGTTAGACGTTCGCGGATTGATTGCCGGCAAGGGTGGCAACGGTGCAGACGTCAACGGCACAGCAACGGCGGGCGGCCCTGCTATAGCTCTTTATGATAATGTCAGGCTATCAAACACAGGCGTGATCGGTGGTGGTGGCGGTGGCGGTAATTGGGTGCAAGATATAAACGCAAAAGCATCGGGCGGCGGTGGCGCTGGTTTCCAAAATGGCTTAGGAGGATCTGGTGAAGTTGGGAGCGTATCAATAACACCTTCAGAAGACGGATCAAATCAATTAGGCGGTGACGGCGGAAGGGCTCGGGGCACGTCGGGCGGTGAGCCTTCATTAGCCGACGGCGGGGCGGGAGGTAACTTAGGCGGGGCGGGTCAATTTGGCGGCGGGGCGGCAGGTGCAGCGATTGCATTAAACGGTTATACTATTACATACATTAACACCGGAACAATTTTAGGAGCAGTCTCATGAGCTTAATAGCATACACAATCACAGCGTTAGAATTAAATCAGGCAGATGCAACGGCAAGCGGCAAACAGGTTGTTGTTGGCGCTTCATGTTCTATGTTTATTCAACCTGCAGGCACGGCTGTTTTATTATATGACGATGCCGCAGCAAGCAATGGAAGCACTGCAAAAACAACCGGCGCAAATGGTCAGGTTACTGTTTATATTCAGCCTGGAAACTACCGTGTTGTTGCAAATAGTATAAGCCGATTTGTACAAGTTGCACAAAATGACTTAATCACTACAGCTGGCTTGATTGATTCAACGGGTATTTATCCGGCTGATACTGTTATAAATACAACTGGATTTACTACAAGCGGTGACGGCGGTGACGGCGGCTGGAAACAGAACGGTGTTACAGGCCAGACCGCAAGCCAAAGCCCAGCACAGTTGGCTGACGGCCTTTTAAATGACGGCTTGGGAAATCAGTGGGCTATTGTCACGAATGGTGG